GACAATTCAAATGAGATCGTTAAATATTTGTCAAACAGAGTAAGAAATTACTCTTAATAAAGGGGTTAAGAGCCTCATCAAAAATGAATGAAGAATTAAAAAATTCGTTAGATAGTTTGGCTGGAGAAATTGATAATAAAATTGAAAGCAAATCAATGGAAGTAGTTGAAACTATAAAGGCAGATAATGCTGAAGCTGTTGCTAATGTTGATGCAAAAATCGAAACTCTTAATAAGAGAATGGATGATGCAGAGATTGCACAGAAAAAAGCATTTGAAGCTAACCAGGCTCCAACAACATTCAAATCAGCTTTAGAAAAAGCTATTGAAAATGGAGCATTAGAGCCTTTGAAAAAAGGTGGCAGATCGGCTGAGTTTATTTTAAAGGCTGATATGAAAGTGAGCTCCGATTTTACTGGGGACGTAATTGCTCCAACAAGAGTTGATGGAGTTAAATTTGATCCAGCTAAGCCATCTCACATTAGAGAGATTCTGCCAATTGGATCAACAGATTCTGATGTTGTTAGATATGTCAAGGAAACTGCATATTCTGATGGAGTATCAGCAAAATCTGAGGGAGCAACATTAGGACAAACAGATTTTGAGCTTGAAGCTAAAGATGCTAATGTTAGAAAAATCGGAACTTATTTAAGAGTTTCTGAGGAAATGTTAGATGATTATAAGCAATTAATTTCTTATCTATCTGCAAGAGTGCCATCAAAAATTATGGCAGTTGAGGATGATCAGATCTTAAATGGTAATGGAACAGCTCCAAATTTATCTGGTATTTTTACAGATGGAACTGCATTTGTTACTGGAGCTGGTGGAGCATTTTATCAGAGTGTATCTAATCCAAATGAGTTTGATGTTTTAGTTGCATCAATGAATCAATTGGCATTAGCTAATTATCAAGCTGATCATATTGTTTTAAATCCATCAGATTTTCATAAGATTTTAGTATTAAAAGATACTACAAATCAATATCTAAAGGATCAAGTTTATGCTGGATTACAGCCCTCATTTATGGGTGTGCCAGTTGTTCTTAATACAGCAGTAACTGCTGGTACTTTCTTAGTTGGTAATTTTGCTCTTGGATCTCAGTTATGGGTAAGAGAGGGCATCAGCTTAGGAATTTATAGAGAGGATGG